AACTCGTGGCAGACGTTCGGCGACTTGCGTGAGCAAACGCAACTCCATCTTGACCTCGCGGGCAAAGCCTTCTGGCATATGATTGCCGCGCCCGGGTCAAACAAGATCGCAGGCATTCAAACCTTGAACCCTGACTGGGTTCGTGAGCCCGTGCTTGATTCGTCCAAACTGCGTCACATCGGTTGGGAAATCCAAGTTCCCGGGCAAGCCAAGCGGGTTCTTCCGGCTGAAGATGTGATCTTCTTTCGCTATCCCGACCCGGTTGACCCGTTCGGAGGCTTGAGCCCAGTTCGCGCGATTGCGATGAGCCATGACCTCGACACGTATGCACGAGCCTACGGCGCGAGCCATCTGCGGAATCACGCGCAGCCCTCCGGCATTCTGACCACCGAAGCAGAACTGACGAAAGAGCAAGCCGCGACCATTTCCGAAGCCTGGAAAGATACCCACCTTGGACGCAATGACATTCAGGTTCTCGGCAAGGGCGCGCAATATCAGCCGCTTTCTTCAACGATCAAAGACCTTGAATTTCTCTCGCTCGCTCGCGTGAGCCGGGATCAGATCTTGAGCGCCTTTCACATGCCCGCAAGCCGAATCGGTTTGATCGAGGATTCAAGCCGGGCCAATGGTGAAGAGAGCGACCGCGTGTATTCGTCGCTCTGTCTCGCGCCCAGGCTTCAGCGCTATGAAGAACCGATCACGCTTTTCTTGCTGCCTAGGCTTGGCCTGGATCCCTCACGCTACACGTTTGAATTCGATTCGGTCGATGTAGCCGACAAGGAATTCAAGCGCGTGGCGTCCTCTGAGGCGTTCTCTCGCGGCGCAATCACCATGAACGAATACCGCGAAAGCATCGGTTTCGCGCCGGACGCGAATGGCGAGGGCGATGTTTACTTTGTGCCGCTTGGTTCCAACGTAGGCGAGACGCCTGAAGGTGCGCCCGCGTTCCCGACGATGGGAGCAATGGACGCGCCCGAAGCAGACACGAACTCAGCCGCCATTGGCGAGGCGGGCATTGGCGAAAGCATCGCACCCGAAACCGTTCTCAATGGCGCGCAAGTAACCTCGCTTCTTCAGGTTGTCACGGCCATGATGACCGGATCGCTACCCTACGCGAGCGCGCTGGAGATTGTGCAAAGCGCCTTCGGCATGAGCCTGGAAAAAGCCAAGCGCATTCTCGGCCCTGAAAGCAACGCAGGCAAGAACAAGCCAGCGGAAACAGAGCAAGCCATTGAGCGTGCCCTGAATGAATCAAAGACGCGAGAACCAAACTCAGACGCCCGCGAACTGATTGCGCTCCGTTTCCTGACGGGTCACGAGAAGAACGAGCGCCGTTTGCTCGGTCGCCTTCGCGCTCAGTTCAGCCGCGAGGGAAAGCTACTCGCCGCAGCCGCTCGCTCGGGAACGCTGAGTATCCGACTCGATGACGTTCAAGTGCGAGAAGTTGGCGATGACATCTTTAAAGAATCCGAAATCGACTGGCTTGAACTCATGGAAGACGAGACGAGCGCAGCGCTTCGGGCAGGCTATGAACTTCTACCCGCTGACCTGGGTCTCGGTCTCGCCGTGAGCTTTGACATGGTAGACCTCGACGCAATCGAGTTCGCAAAAGCCAACGCGCTAGACAAGGTTGAAAAGATCCTTGAGACCTCGCGCAAAGACATTCGCAACCTCGTCGCCGAGGGCCTGGAAGAAGGATGGGGCCAAGACAAACTTGCCCGCAAGATCACCGAGAAGTACGAGCAATACAAAGCTGCGAAGAAGCCCGGCGAAGAAATCACGCTGGGCCGCGCTCGGATGATCGCCCGCACCGAAACGGGTGCCGCCATGAACCACGGTAAGCAGATGCACGCCGAAGCGGTTCAAGAAGAGTTCGACATTCTCGTGGACAAGACTTGGCTGGGCGGCTCTTCGGATCGAACGCGAGAGTGGCACCGACCGAACGCCATCAAAGACATACGCGGAAACCTGACAGACACGGTTCCCATTGACGAAGACTTCATTGTCAATGGCGAGAGAATGGCCCGCCCGCACGATCCACGCGGAAGCGGCTCCAATGTAATCAACTGCCGATGCGTTCTGACCTACGGCACGAAGGACTAAGCATGAACACGATCAGCAAAACCGCAGAGATTATAAGCGCAGGCGAATCCGAAGATTCGGTGACATGGTTCCGCGCTTCCACCAATGACGTTGACCGACACGGGACGATCATCGACCCGCTCGGGATCAAGACCGACAACTATGACGCGAACCCGGTTTTCGTCTGGGGCCATGACGCCTACGGCGGCGCGTCAACGCCCGCCCTGGAGAACGTGCTTGGCCGAGTGGTTGAATACACGAAGAGCGAAACCGCCTTCGACATCGGCGTGCGTTGGGCAACAGAAGAGCAGAACCCCAAAGCGCAGATGGCGAAAAGCATGGTTCGCGGTGGCATCCTGAACGCCGTTTCCATCGGGTTCATTCCGAACGCCGAGAAGATGGTGACGAAGGATGTAGACGGCGAAGCCATCCCCGTATACGAAGAGACCGAGTTGGTTGAAGTCTCTTTGGTGACCGTGCCCGCGAATCCAAACGCGACGGCACTGATTCGATCTATGCAGAAGTTTACGCCGCCTCCCGGGTATCCGGCAGATTCCGGCAGCGTGACAAACCTGCGTGAACTGGCCCAGTGGGCCACAAGACTTCGGCTCTCTCTGGGCCGAATGGAGAAATGAAAATGGATAAAGAAATCAACGAAGTCGTTGAGACCGTGACGAACGAAGTTCGCACGTTCAACGAAGAGACCATCACGCCGATCAAAGAACGATTGGCTTCCCTGGAGGAGCGCGGAACAAGCGCGTCCGACGAGAAGGTCACCGACCTTGAGAAGCAACTCAACGAAGCCGAAGCGCGTTCGCATGAGAAGTTGGAGGCTCTTCAAGAAGAGATTCGACTCGCTCAGGCTGCACCCTTCGTCGCTGCCGAAGAGAAGAACGTGGACCCTTTCAAGGGTGCCTTCTTCCGAAACTTGGATGAGGCCCGAGGCGGTCTTCTTGGCGGTGAGACTCGTGCGGTAAACACAACCGCAATCGCAAGCGCAGGAAAGATGAACGCTGATCAGGCTTCCGCTTTCCTCGACTACGTTGTTGGGGATAACCCGACGCTCAGCGTAATCGAAAAGCGAATGATGAGTGGACCCACTGCGGATCTCGACCGAATTTCGGTTGATGCACGCAAGCTCATCGCAGCGACCGAAGGTGACAATGCTTCTTTGGACACTGACGGAATCAACTTCACGAAGAAGACGCTGACAACCACAGAGGCAATCTGGGCCGAAGACCTCACGCTGTCGTTCCTTGAGGACAACATTGCGGGTGGAAACGCTGAATCCCAAGTTGCTGCGGTTGTGGGCAAGGCCATCGGTGAAGAACTGAACGACCTTGCTTGGAATGGTGACGGGGCGACGGGAACCTTTCTTGCGATCAACACCGGTTTCGAAGACCTCTTCGACGCCGATACCGATACCAACGAAGTCGATGGCAGTGGAGAGACCACCGCCAAGGGTGTTCTGAAGTTGACCTACAAGACGATGCCTTCTCAGTATCGCACGTTGTCCGGGCAGACGATCTTCGCCTCTCCGGGTCTTGCCACTCTGTACATGGATGAAGTCGCCGGGCGAGCTACGGCACTCGGTGACTCTGCCCTCGTTGGTGGCATGTCGGGTCTTTCCTACTTCGGTGTTCCGATTGTTGTTGACCGACACCTCGGAGCGGCTCAGTGCTATATGTCGCCCCGAGACAACATGGTGTTCGGTGTTCAGCGGGACATCACTAGCGAGTCGGAGTGGAACCCCCGACGCCGACGGATTGAGCTTACGGTAAGCCTCCGATTTGATTATCAGATCAAGTTCGGTGGCGTTGTCGTTCGTACTCACTCGCTGGCTTCTGCTGTTCAGTAACAACTAGGAAGCGCAGAGTGGGTCGGGTTCTTGACTTCCTTCTTTCCCGGCTCGCTCTGCTCTTCCGATCTTTCTTACAGGGAAAACACCATGAACAAAAAAATGACAACGATCTACTCATTGGTCGCGGCCTGCTTCATGTTCGCAGCCACGCACGCATGGTCGGACCCTGGCGCGAACGGTCTGACTAGAGCCTCCACTATTGGCGCAACTGGAACCTGTATTCCGGCTCCGGGGACAACATGCTTCTTCGCCTTCGACGATGGAGATTCCGGCGGCTACGCGGGAAACTCAAAGGTATTTCAGGTTCAGCAACTCGCCGCCATCTGCATCGATACAAACATTGCCGCCACAACTGACGGCGGCTCTGCGGTGACCATCTACCGCGTGGTGACAGGGGGCGAGTCGGCAACCGCAAACACGAGCTTCGTTCCGAGCGCATCGGCAACGTCAACCCTCAACCATGCTTCTGGCGATTGCTTCAAAGCCGTCACTGGTTCCTATTGGCTAGAGACAACGACGGACCCAGGTGTAGGCATCACTTCGGTTGTGTCCGTCACCGGGAGAGGTAACTGATGAACATGACATTGGAGCAGGCCATTGTAGTCGCTGGCGCTCAGGCGTTCACCCACTCCGGGCCTATGGGCGATGACACTGAGGAAATCAAGGAAGTTATGGAAGACATTGTTTCCCTTCTCGGCGAGGTTGGTGAACCAGACAGGCTGGCCCACGGACAGTTACTTGCCGAGAGACTTACTGAAATAAGGGATTCGGAATGAAACACTTCAAGAAACTAGCGTTTACAGTTCTGGCGGCTTGCCTTCTGACGTTTCCACTGTCTGCGGGTTCCGGCACGTTCGGGCCATCTCAGTTCTTGAGCTTCACAGCGGGATCGTCGGCTGATGGGTGGCCGGTCGCAGTTGATCCCCCGACAAGCTCAAGCGTTTGCTTTAGACATGACGAAGGATCGCCGAATGATACGTGTGTGAACGGTTCTAATTCAAGCGGCGAGGACACTCAATATGTAATGAAGGGTTGGAAGGTTAGAGGCCTGTACTGCATGAAGCAAAAAGGTTTCTCCGCAGCCGGGGCCGACTTCGAACTTGAAATTGGATTGCTCTTGGTTAAATCTGGAGAAGCCTTGAACGTCTCAAAGATCAGCCCGGTTCTAAGCATCACGAATGCCAGTGTGACAGCGAAGCATGGCGGCACTGAGATTCTATGGATGGACTTCGACCAGACTATCAATTACACGATTCCCTATAACGGACACATTGGATTCACCTTCTATAAATCAGATATCGGTGGAAACACAAGCACAAGGTTTGAATGGCGTTGCACGGTCACCATTGAGGCGGGTAGTTGATATGATAAAAATTGAAAATACTGAACCGATGACGCCTGATGGCCCCTGTTCTCTGGCTATCGCCACTGTCGGCCTTTGGGCTTCATCTTCCGGTGGAGTGTTTGTTGTTAAAACGGCCTCTCCATCAGCGTTCTCTGGATCTCTCTTTGAGGCGTATCAGGCTCAAGTGGACGAGATATCAGAAACCCTGGGAAATGATTGGTCTGTGTCGCTTGGTGAAAGTGGTTTGGTTACATGCACAAAGGTCTGAACAAGAAGTGTAAACACCGCAACTGCAAGAAATGCAAGTGCGAGAAAACCGAAAAGCCTGACACGCTCAACGTGATCGTTGGCGCGCTCACGCTTGGAATGGTGAAATTCAGATGAGCATCACAACCACCGCAGAGCTTCAAACCTTCATGGCACTCGGCGCAATACCCACGGGCGCTGGGTCGGCTCTGGATGTTTGCGAATTGGCCGTGGCCGCTCACCTGGGTATGGATACGCTTGCCGTATCGGCACGCACCGAGTCGATCACTCCGGTTCGTGATCGACCTACGCTTGAGGCGAGCTTCGGGCCGATCACCACTTTGACCTCGATCACGTACAACGATGCTGCGCAGACGGTTCCGGCTGGAGAATTGACTGTTGAGAAATGGTTGATCGTGCGAACGCAAGACTTCTCGCACGGTCGAAAGTACGCGCTGACATACTCCACGGGATGGACCGACGTCACACTAGACGCTCAAATCAAGCAGGCAATTCTGGCAACGGCATCGCACCACCTGAACGGTGGTGGAACGGGTGTCGGACAATTCTCGCTCGGAGACTACTCTGCCTCGTCCGAGGCGGGTGAGGGTGGTCAGATCATACCGCCGATTGCACGCACGTTGCTACAACCCTGGAGGCGTGCTCAGGTTTGAACATCACTCGACTCTTCAACACGATTGCCGATCTGTATCGCAAGACCGTCTCGATGCAGAATAATCAATACTCTGCTCTTCATGTTCAGTCTTTCACGGGTGCCGCACCACTTGACGGTCGCTATTATGATCCTGACCGCGAGGGCGGCGAGCAGTATCCGGGGTGGTCACTTCAGTCTGATGACTTCCCTTGTCGCATTAGCAGTTCGCAGCCGACCGAAGCGAAGAATGGGCCGACCGAGTTTGCCGAAGCCAATGCGGTGATCTACGTAGAAAACGGTTTCGACATTCAGCGCGGCGATGAAGTCAGAGTGGGCACTGCATTCTATGAAGTGCTTGGCATTCGTGACCCGTCACGCAACCACGCGCACCGCGAAGTGATCGCACGGAGGGAAGACCGTGGACGAAACTAAGTGGAAGATCGGCGACGTTCTGAAGCAACTTGACACACAGATGCGAGAGAACCTGAATAAGGCCGGAATGGATCTGAAAGGTGCCGTTCAAAGAAACATCGGCGTGGACGCACCCAAGCCGAGAAAGCCGCGCTACTCGGGAGTGTTCCCGCACAAAGATAACGGAGATCTGATTAGGTCGATTGATTACAAGGTCATGAAGTACAACAAGAAAGGCTACCGAAAAGCCTTTGTGCTTGTTGTCGGCGCGCACACAGAATACGCCGCAGCGCTTGAATTCGGTCACCCGATTAACGGTTCTTTCTTTCCGTTCTTGCTCCCGACTCTGAAAAAAGAACGACTCAAGACCATCGCGACACTCTCAAGGAAACTCGTCTAATGCGCGATGTTATCCGTGGCATATACAACCAACTTCTGACAGACGGAAACCTTCGGACGATGCTCGGCACGTTTGACGGCCAGCCCTCTATATTCACATCGACGCCGATTCCAGAAGAGGCGAAATATCCGTTCGTGGTTATCAATGGAAGCGTGAGCGATGTAGACGCACCGACGAAGAACGGAGTCGGTCGCGTAGTGTCCACACAAATCGGAATCTATGGTCACCGCAACGGCGATATTGATTCCGTCGAAGAACCTGCGGAATATATCCGTGGCGTATTGAGTTCAGGCAACTCAGATTCATTTGTTCGTGGATGGCGTGTGGCGGGTTCAATTCCCTCTGGCCCCATTCCTAACGACCTCGATGGTTTATACGGTCGAATTGTTTCCATCGAATTTACTTTATTCAGACCGTAAGGAGAGAAAAGCATGGCAGTTGAAGCGCCCTTTCTGGGCAATTATGTTCTCATTTCTGTGTGGGATTCAGGCACAACGGCAGAGGTTGAACTCGGTCACCAAACGAATGTGACGTTTACCGAAAGCAGACCAACGATTGACATCACAAGCAAAGCGAACACGGGAGCAACTTCGCGCGTGTCGGGTCGATACTCGTCAAGCATCACGTGTGATGCGCTTTACGTTGACAACAATGTTGCGTATACGGCTCTTCAGGCTCGCGTGAGAGACGGAGTTTCTCTCAAGGTCACACGCAAGGAACCCACTAATGCCGCCGCCGTTGGGGTCAGTACCGCCGATCTTCTTGAGTGCGATGCCTTCGTGACCGGATTGACCGAGACGTTTCCGATGGATGGAGCCGGAACGGTGTCCTGCACGCTGGAAGTTGATGGCGTCTGGCGCGCTGTAACATCGACGGCATAACCCAATGACTGACTTAACCCCCGATCAGTTGAAAGGCAGAGTGCGCGTAATGATCGACGGCGAGGAAAAGATTCTTCGCTTCGATCATGGCGCGCTTGCGTCCATCGTTGAAGTGCTTGGCCTGGAGGGCCTCGCGGCCCTTCCGAGTGCGTTGCGGATTGTGGATTCCGCGATCCTGCACGCCATGGTCTGGGCCGGGCGACTTCATGCCGAACCCGAATTGACTTTGAAAGAAGTTGAAGAGTGGTTCTATCCCATGATGCCGACATTTGAAAAGGTCATCGAGGGAATCCAACTCGCTATCTGGGGTCACCCAGACGGCGATCAAAGCGAGGCAGACGATGACGCCACGGACCCTCCGAAACGCGAGGCGGTTACGACTTTAGAAGAGCCGAAGAATTTGCAATAGCGGTCGGGCTCACCCGCGAAGAGTATTGGAGGTTCACGCCTTTTGAACTGACACAGAACGTCACGGCGCATCGAGAGCGCGTCACGCTGCAGTGGGAAATGGTTAAGTCTCTCGCCTGGACCACCGCAGGGCTTTCGCGGGTTGAAAGACTTCCCGCCTATGACAAGTGGATGCGCGGCGAATCCGAACCCAAACCCATGAGCAGCGACCAAGTGGAAGAGAAGCGAAAAGAGCGTGAAGCCATCATGGCAGAAATCAGAGCAGCGCGAGCAAGAGTGAACACGGAGAACGAGACGCATGGCAACTAAGGTCGGAGAAATTGAAGTTGCCGTCATTGCGCGACTCGACAAACTTGAAAAAGATCTGAACACGGTTAAAAGGAAATCCCAGGAAGCCGAGGAGGCTTCCAAGGGCTCTATGGCTCGCGTTTCCGCTGCGGCTTCCAAGATGGGAAAGCAACTTCTGATCGCAGGCGCGGCGATGGCTACCGTTGCGGGCGCTCGCGCAATGGGTCGCGCCATCAAGTCAAGCATTGATTTCGCTGACAATCTCGGAAAGACCGCAAGCAAGCTCGGAGTGACTACAGACTTTCTCCAAGAAATGCGCTTCGCCGCCGATCAGTCTGGAGTCAGTATTCAGACGGCAGATATGGCGCTTCAGCGCTTCGCCCGCAGGGCGGCAGAAGCGGCAGTCGGCACCGGAGAAGCCAAAGGCGCGCTTGAGCAAATGAGAATCGAGCTTCGCGACGGCGAGGGCCAGTTGCGTTCGACTGAAGCTCTTTTCTCTGATGCCATGAAGGCTCTCGGTGATATCGAAGACCCTGCCGAGAAATTGCGCCTTGCTTTCAAGCTCTTCGATTCCGAAGGCGCTGCTCTAGTTAATATGGCAGAGGGCTTCAAGCGTCTTCAGAAAGAAGCTCGCGAAATGGGGATTGTCTTAGACCAAGCGACTATCGTGAAGGCCGAAGAAGCCAAAGGCAAGATTGATGCCCTTTCAATGGTCATGGATACACAACTAAAGACTATTTTGATTGATCTTGCGCCACTCCTCGCCGATAGCGTTTCTCTCTTTGCCGACCTTGCAAGAGAGGCGGGTTCAGCATGGGGCGCAATGAAAGGTTTCTTTGGCGGTTTTAATGTCAAAAACGTCGAAGACGCCACAGAGCAACTAGCTGCTTTGAATTTAGAAATGATAAAGACCCAAGCAAAGATCCGTGGGCTCGGTAGATGGGGCGGTAAAAACAGAGTTCCAGAAGAAGCAATTCCCGGCTTGCGTTGGATTGCAGAGGCACAAAGAGCAGAAGCGCAAAAGCTGAAAGAATACATTGAAAGAATGACCCCCGAGTCGTCAGAAAAATCGGATTCGGGTCTTGCGTTTGCTTGGTTGTATGGAAACCCGGAAGCATGGAAAGAGGGAGCGGCCAAAATTGTAGAGATCAACGAAACGGCCGCAACAGATGTCGCAGACGATTGGAACGTCTCAACTGATGACATCGGCGACGATTGGGATGGTCTAACGAATCGAATGGGCGACTCGTTCAAAGACGTTCTAGCTACAATGATTATCGACGGAGAAGTCTCATTCAAGCAACTGGGCGACCTTTTCATACGCGAGGTGATTGATCGCGCCATCGGTTCGACTGTTGACAATTTCCTAGACGGTGATCTTCTGAAGGATATTCAAGGCTTCGTTGGTTCTATTGGTTCGCTCTTGCCTGGGGGGGGTGGCGGCAGTCAATTGAACCAATCCATCACAGATCAACAAATCTTTGACACTGTAGGAAACTGGAACACAACACGCCGCTCGGAGTCTTCGGGCGTCTCCGTCAACGTGATTAACGCATCGGGCGAAAGGTCTGAAACCTCCGAGACACAGAACGCAGACGGAACGCGGCAGATTGAAGTCATGATCGGCAAGAGTGTCTCCGCTGACATACATCGAGGCGGCCCGATTGATAGCGCCATCAAGAACGCCTATGGGCTGAAGCGCCCTGGAACGCACGGAGTCTAATCATGGCAGACCATACCTGGCCCGAAACGCTACCGTCTGCGCCGCTGATCGGCTGGACCGAACAAATTGGCAAGAACACAATACGCAGCGAGACGGAAGCCGGGCCCGCTAAGTTACGCCGACGATTTACAAGCGCGCCTAGCAACTTCGTTCTCAAGATGAGCATGACCGAAACGCAGGCCAATGCGTTCATGACTTTCTTTGAAACCACGCTGGCAAGTGGCGTCAAGACATTCGACAACCTCGCGCATCCTCGCTTGGGATTGAACACTACAGAGTGGCGATTTCTTGAAGAGCCGATTCTTTTGTATATGGAATACAATGTTTATGCCGTCTCTTTCCGACTGGAGGCGCTCACGTGAGCCGCGCTATATCCCAAGACATGCGAACGGCGATCTACGCGCCGGAAACCGAAGAGGCTTTCATTCTGCTTCTGGAGATTGACAACCCGGACGATCCGTCTGACCCGATCCGCGTGGCGCTCAATAACGACAACGTGACAAGCACCGTAAGCGGGCGATACTCGCCAGCGGTCACTTTCGCAGGCGGTCTTTTCCATGTTGAGCTTCCCGCCGAAGACGGCGAGAACATCAACACCGTTCGCATCGCCGTGGATAACGTCGATCAACGGATTGTTCAGGCAATTCGCAACACGGCAGAGCCGCCGGATGTTCGTTTGTGGATTGTTTCGAGCCGAGACGTAGATGCGGTTGAGGTTGGACCCTATCGTTTTGAAGTTGAATCGGCTGAATATGATTCGCTGCAAGTGCGTGCCGAACTCGTTTTTGAAAACGTGGTCAACCGTCGATGGCCCTCCGACTCTTTCACGCCCGCAACGACTCCGGGGATATTTTGATGGTCGATTGGGTCAACACCTATGTTGGCGTGCCGTACAAATCGAAAGGCCGATGCCGAGAAGGATGGGACTGTTGGGGTTTGGTTTGCGCGATTTACAGAGAGCAATTCGGAATCACCTTGCCCTCCTTGGCTGGTCAATACCTTGACGCGCAAGACTATTCATCTGTTCAGGATACGATTCAAATCAGCATCAACGATTGGGAAGAAGTCGAAACCAAAGTGGCGGGCGACGTTGTTCTATGCCGCGTCATGGGATACGAAACGCACGTTGGAATATACCTGGGCAACGGCTTGATGCTTCATTGCATGGAAGGCAGTGACACGCACGTTGTCAACTTGGAAATGAGAACTTGGAAAAAAAGAGTACTGGGATACTTCCGGCCACGGTCGGAAGCCATAGCGGTTTAATCAGCGTAACGACTTCACCGAGCCCGCTTAGACAGGCTCGTGTCGAGACGTTCGCCGAGGTGGGTCAGACGGTCGAGCAAATACTTGCCGACGCTGGGTATCCATATGACAATGACGCTTACCATTCCATTGTTCTTGTCAACGGCGAAGAACTCAGCAAGGAAGAAACCCTGACCTATCGCCCGGAAGTGGGCGACTACATCACGGCCTCTATCGTTCCGCACGGCGGCAAGACCGGAAAAGGGATTCTAGGGATCTTGCTGGGTATCCTGTTGATGGCAACCACCGGGAACCCCATGGGAATTATCGGCGGCGCTCTGTCGATCATTGGAGGCATCCAGTCACTTCTTGCCCCAGCGCCGACGCAGCCTTTCTCTGGAGACATACCTACATCGCAACAGAGCAAAGCGATTCAGGGCGTCCGAAATGAAATGCGACCTTACGAGGTCATTCCGTCCATACTTGGCAAGCATCGTTTGTTCCCGCCATTTCTTGCGAAACCTTATACCGAAGTCGTTGGAAATGACCAATATCTGCGAGTCTTGTTCACGTTTGGATATGGACCGCTTGAGATCACTGAACTCAAGATCGGAGAAACACCGTTTGATGGTTACGGGTTAATCGAGGGCACCGACTACAATGTTCTGGGCGGCTTTACTGATGACCCAGAGCTAGCCCTTTTCACCGAAGACATAGACGAAAAAGATCTTTCTTGGGAGCTAAGCGACGAAAACGAAGATGGAACCTATGGAACCGGGAGTAGCACATCATGGCATGTAACGGCGGGGACAGAATCGCAAGGTGAGTTTTCCACAGACTTGGATTCGATTGAAGCCAGCGTTGATATCGTTTTCCCTGGTGGTCTGATTGCTTTCCTCGATGATACGGGAGAGCCTGTCAATGTTTCCGTATACTTTTTGATTGAGTTTCAAGAAGTCGGCGCGGGTTCGTGGACATCCATCACGCCCACAAACGAACTCGCTGACGGAGTTTCGGCAACCTCTGACTATGAGGCGAATATAAAGATCAAAGCGAAAGAAAGAGGCACGCTTACTCGCGGCATTCGCTGGTCTTTTCCCAGCGCTGGTCAATAC